CCTGGAGAGATTTTATACGAACTGGGCAAAAATCCAGAGAAGTTAGGAACCATTACAGCGTTATCATACGATCAGAACTTAACAAAAGCCGTCCTAGCAAAGATTTCGGAATCTATAAAGACTAATGAATCAGCGTTAAAGGAAATTAAGGCCAAACCTCCGCTATCACAAACTCAACCGTCAGTTACAGGCATAGATAATGGCACTATGACGGTGGATGATTTGAGAAAGGATCCGAAGTATAGATTCTAAAAAATTAAACCTGTCGTAAGTACTCATTATCTCTGAATCAAAACCTTTTATTTGGAGAGTGAAACATGGGTATTTCCCCAACACAGGTTTTGCAGCAGGTTACAACGTATCAGACATCTGATCTTGCCGGCTTACAAAACCACAACGCTATCATCGGTTCGATGGCTAATTTTAAATTTAAAAACTTTCAAGACGAAGTTAATAATTTAGGTGCAACTGTAAACTTCGATTTACCATATCGCTTTGTTGAAAACGTTGGTTTAGTAGTTAATTTTCAGGGTATTGAACAAAGATATTTCCCATTAACTGTAGACCAAGCATATAACGTTGCTACTGCAGCTACAGCTCAAGATAGACTCTTTACATTAGATAAAGATGCTTTCTGGGAAAAAATTGGTAAAGGTGCAGTACGTACATTAGGTGCTTGTGTTGAAAAAATGGGTTGTTCATTAGCTCATAGCGCATTGCCAGTAATGAGCATTGTAAATGGCCAATCAATTCCAACTGGTGCTTATCATACAGAATCAGGCCCAAGCAGATTTTATGGCGATGGTTCAACTGCAATTACCACCATTCAACAATTACAACAGATGGTTACTAATTACCAAGAAGTTGGTGATCCAGGTGATATCGAAGTATTGCTACCACTAAACATCGTACCAGCAATTGTCGGTGCTGAAACTGCTAAATTCGTATTGCGTCGTAACGAAGAATTAGCGCAAAGCTGGGAATTAGGCACGTATGCTAACGTTAAATATAATACTTCTAACCTTTTACCAGTTCACGTTTCTGGAACTGTTGGTAACGCTACTGCAGCTTCAGATCGTCAATTAACAGTTGTTTCAACTGATGATTCAACCGGTGCAAACATTACTACTATTACTTGCACTACAACTGATACTACCGATGCCAGTGCTATTTTAGCTGGTGATATTGGTGAATTTATTCATGTTGCAGGAAAGACAGATGTTAAATTTGTTACTTTCTATGGCAAAAATCCAACTTCACAAGCTGCACAAGTTCGCGTAACTGCAAATGCTGCATCTTCAGGCGGTACAGTAATCATCACTCTAGCAACTCCATTCTGTGCGACATCTTCTGCAAAACAGAACATTAACACAAACATAGTTGCCGGTATGAAAATCCAAATGGTACCAAGTCATCGTTGCGGAATGTTAGTCGCAGGTCGTGGACTAATGTGCGCAATGCCTTCATTGCCAGACACTACTCCATTCCCATCATCTTCTAAAGTAGATGAAAAGAGTGGCGTAAGTATGCGCGTTTATTGGGGTGAAATACCTTTCCAAAATCAACGTGGTTTAGTTCAAGATTTAGCGTTCGGTTTCGCGCTTCCTCCTGAATATTGCATGAGATTGGTAATTCCACTTTAACCTAATTTATAAGTGAGGAATTAATTTATGACAACTTATGCATCCGCGCCGGCTGAGAACTTATTATTTAATATGCCGGATTATGTGAAGGGTTTTAAAATATCCTACGTAACTACTGCAACAATCACGGTAGATTCTGGTTATTGCCGTGATTCAACTGGTTGTTGGACTTTGTATTGTCTAAGTACAACAACTATTAACAGTGGAAGAGTAGGGTTAATAAACGGATTAGATACTGGAACATTAGCTGCAAGTACTGTCTACGCTGTTCATCTCTTGAATGATTCAACTGGGAAATTAGCACCTGGTTACGTTATTTCAACTTCTGCAACTGCACCAACATTACCGCAAGGTTACGACATATTCCGTCGTATTGGTTGGGCTGTTACAGATGGGTCATCTTATTTCACAAAAATAATCCAATCTGGAACCGGATTAAATCGTAGATATGAATATGACTCTATGCCAAGAGTATTAAACGGTGGAGCTGCAACTAGTTACACAGCTATTGATTTAAGTACGTATGTTCCAAGTATTCAGGACATGCCTGTTTCATTTAGTGTAGTGATTACACCAAGTGTAGCAGGTCGTTACATCAAGATAAGGCAAGGCGGTTCCTCAACAACAGTACCTCAAGTTATATCTGGTGACGTTGCCGCTATTGCTACTTACACACCAGTGAATTTACTTGTTGGTTTGGAATCAAGCTTAGCTAAAGTTGATTATCTTGTTGCTAACAGTGCTGATCGAGCTTCCGTTTATGTACAGAATTTCACTGATTATCTATAGAGGATTTAAAATATGACAACTTATGCTTCTTCGCCAGCAGAGAATTTACTGGCGTATTTACCCGATTCAGTCAAGGGTTTTAAAGTTGCTCGTGCATCTAATACCACATTAACTGTAACTGCAGGTGTATGTCGTGATTCTACTGGTATATTTGATATGTCTTTAGCTAGTACCACCACGATTAATACTGCTGTTGTAGGTAAAAATGGTATTGATACCGGAACGTTTGCGGCAAGTACTGTATATGCAGTGCATGTTGTTAATGATTCCACAGGGCATATTTTACCTGGCTGTATCATTTCTACTTCTGCGTCAGCTCCTGTTCTGCCAACTGGCTACGATATTTTCCGTAGAATTGGTTGGGCTGTAACTGATAGCTCTACTCATTTCTTAGTGCTAGTACAAACTGGTGAAGGAATGGTTAGACGTTATGAATTTGACACTATGCAACAAATTCTTAATGGTGGAGCTCAAATAGTATCTACGGCAATTGATTTAAGTGCTTATGTTCCAGCACTTCAAGATATGCCGATAGGATTATCTTGCTCTATTACTCCTAATACTGCAGGTAATTATGTCAAGGTTAGACAAGTTGGGTCGTCTTCAACAAGTACTCCATTAATTTCGGGTGATGTTAAATCAGTTGCAACACTAACTCCTGCTTCTGTTTTAGTTGGGTTATCTACTGGTACTCCTGAAATTGAATATCATGTAAGTGAGGCTACAGATACAGCAAGTATTTATCTTCAATACTTTGTGGATTATCTGTAACCAGGAGTTAAGATAATGACTTATTTAGCGAGAGAGTTAATTTCTAGCGCTTACAATTTGTCAGGAATTGTGGCCCGTGACCTTCAATCGGTTACGGGCGCACAATCCAACCTTGGACTGCGCCTATTAAATTCCATGCTTGCAATGAAGGCATGTGATAAATCTTTAATTCCATATTTCGATGAAATAATTGTTGCTGGTGTTATAGGACAAGAAAGGTATTTCCTTGAGAATGTAGTTGAAGTGGAGTCGGTTACTTTCAATATAGGTCAATTGAGATATCCTACTAGAAATCAAGGCCGAAAGAACTATTTCGGTTCTGCAAGATATGATGCTATCAATTCACTTCCTTTTAGCTGGCATGTAGAAAGATGTGTTGGTGGAAGTAATTTATTCCTATATTTCAAGCCTAACGATACGTACTCAATAAAAGTATGGGGAAAGTTAGCATTTGACGATACAACATTAGATACAGATTTAAGTACTGTATTTGATGGTTATTATCTTGAATATATCCGTTATGAACTAGCGGCGGTTATCTGTAACGAATATCAAATAACTTTACAAGCTCAAACTGCAGAATGGCTAGAAGATTTAAGAAATAAAGTAAGAGACGAAAGCCCAATAGATTTAAGGATGGTTAGGAAAACTAGGTTTACTAATAATGCAGGGTTGAATTACGGTGATATAAATTTGGGGTCTGGCTGGCGCCCTCCTTCCTAGCATTGGCATAGGAATGAATCTACAGAATTTTTACAAAATGTAATAAATTATTTAGTTAAACATAAAAGAGAATGAAAAGAGCTCCAAACATACAGGAATTACCTCTTAAATTAGTGGGATCTAACCATTTCGGTAGATATCCACAGATTTCTGTTGAGGAAAAATTTAACTTTATTGCCTCAGATAATTGGATGGTTCCAAGCGCTGGATATGCAAAAGCCACTACAATTGCAGGGGTTTCACGTGGATTATTTAATAGTTCAAAACTTGGTAAATTAATTCAGGTTAACGATAATTGTGTATATACGATAGATTCTAGTTTAGCTGCCACAAAAGTTGCATCACTAAATACATATCAGGGCGATGTATATATTGAGGAAACAGATGGCGGTTTAATAACTATTTCAGATAGAAAATATATTTACGTTTACGATCCTGTTGCTGGTACTTTAGTGCTCCCAGCTATTAACTCTATAACTCCAGGCCCTTTAGCGTTCTTGAACGGTTACATAATGACTCCAATTGGAGGACGAGCAGAGTGGCAATTATCACCTGTTAATCATCCAGAACAAACATGGTCGGCTGGAGCTGGTGCAAGAGGTATGTTCCAAACTAAGCCAGATAATGTTCAGACCATAGTTAGATTACCAGGAAAAGGTAACAACATATTCGTAATGGGTTCTACAGTTACAGAGTTATGGTGTGATACAGGAGCGCAATTATTTCCATTTAACCGTAGTAGTGGTTTCAATATAGATTATGGATGTGCTAGTCCGAATACTGTAGCCAGTAGTGATAATTTTGTTGTATGGCTTGGTATAAACGAAAAGTCAGGTCCAGTAATTTTATGTTCGTCAGGTTGTGACGTACAGCAATTATCTGATGATGGCATGAACTTTAAAATGTCACGTCTTGTTAATCCAACTAATTCCTATGGATGTTTATATAAGCAAGATGGTCATTTAATTTACATGCTTACATTTGTAGATCCGTTAGATAATGTAACTTATGCCTACGATTTTAATACTAAAGGCTTTTTCACATTCACAGATTCAAATCTAAATCATCATATAGCTAAGAAAGTAGTGTATTTCAATAACGATTATTACTTTATTAGCTTTGCAGATGGTAATTTGTATGAACTAAATTCAGATTACACAGATTACGATGGCCATGAGATTCCACGAATAATTATCACAGACACGTTACGCCTTCCAGATAGCTCTCCGTTTGTAGGTGAATCATTTAGCTTTTGGTTAGAACAAGGAGAAACAAGAATAACAGAAATAGTAGGTCAGCCAGAATTTAATAACGTTAATAAAAATAAAAGAATAGATGTAGCGATATCAAATGATGGTGGAGCAAGTTTTGGTAATTACTCACAGATTTATTTAAATGAAATAGGACATCGTAGAAACAAGGTTAATTTTAGAGGTTTAGGTTACGCAAATGAGCTTGTTTTACAGATTAGATTTTACGGGTTTGATAGGTTTGTATTAACTGATGGGATATTAAATATATATCAATAGTTATGAAAGTACCTAATTTTATAGATAGTCAAGTTGTTGGACAAGACGGTAGGTTAACAGATACCTGGAAGAATATTTTTACTCAACTGTTAGATAACTTACAAGCAACTGTATCTGATGAAGGGATAAACATCCCTCAACAGACTACAACTGATATTGCAACATTAGCAACGAGTAAATCTGTAGGAAAGATTATTTACGATAAAACAACGAATCAATATAAGGCCTGTATTCCTAATGGAAGCGTAGGTCAGTGGAAAGTAATAACTTTAGCATAGGTGAATTATGGCGTGGAATTGGGGTAGTGCTGGTTCAGGTGCAGTGTCAGGTGCTTCGACAGGTGCTGTTTTCGGCCCTTGGGGTGCGGCAATAGGTGGCGTAGCTGGAGGCCTTTTAGGAGGCTTAGAAGGCGGGGATAAATGGAAAAATCCAGCTGATGCAGCTAATCCATATTTAAACCAAATACCAGATACATTAAAACAATATTACAACCCATATATAAATGCTGGCCAGCAGGCAATGGGCACAACTATGGGACAATATAATAATTTGATTAATGATCCTACAGCAATGATGAATAAAATAGGTGCTGGATATCAAAAATCACCTGGTTTTGATTGGCAAGTTGGACAAGCAACTAACGCTGCAAATAATGCAGCTGCAGCAAGTGGAATGGCAGGGAGCCCAGCAGAACAACAAGAATTGGCTACTACTGTAAATGGTTTAGCTAACCAAGATTATGGCCAATATATGGATAGTGCATTAGGACAATATAGAATGGGGTTACAAGGAATGGGAGGCATTAACCAGATGGGATTTAACGCCTCTTCAAATCTTGCTAATGGGTTATCTACTAACTTAATGAACCAAGCTAATTTAGCTTATGCAGGACAGCAAAGTGATAATGAACGTTCTGCTGGAAGTGGGTTTGGTAGCTTTTTAGATGCCATGCCTGGTATATCAAGTTTTTTCAAGAAAAAGTAATCATAGGAATAAATTATGTTACCAATGATGAATTTTAAACCATTGACGTTTGATGAAGCTAATCCTTGGATCAGTAGTGTTAAAGCTAGTCAGGAAATGTTTCATCAATCAATGCAGAATGCTTATTTGCAGCAAAATTTGCAGTCTCAATTACAAGCGCAGCAACTTCAAAATCAGATTAATACTCCTAAAGCTCAGTATGCTCCACAAATAACTCTAGCAGACTTAGCCAATAAACAGGCTGAAACAAAGGATATTTTAGAGGGAAGACTTCCACTAGAGCAAAGTGAAGCAACGCTTCATGGTAAGGAAGCAAAGCTAAAAGATTTTTACCTGCAAAATCCTTTGATGTCTTCTACCGGAACAGCAGGTCAAATAGCAGTAATGTTGTATCTAAGGCAACATCCAGAACTAGACCCATCTAATAGAAGTACTAATCAAGGTTCTGTTGTAGGTAATGTTGGTGGTTTGCCAATGACTGCTTCTCAATTAGCTGCATATAGACAAGTTGCAGGAGAGCAAGGACAGACAATGCGTGATCCTACGATGCCATCTCAACAACAAACTGTTGGACAAGCAATTCAACCACAAATGAATCAAGGTGGAACTTTAGCTGATCAATTACAAAACGGAATCCTCGCTGATCAAAATCAAAAGCTAGCTAGAACTAATTACTTTAATAACACGCCAGCTATTAGAGCTGCAACTAATCCAAATTTACTTGCGTTAGCAGGTACAGATAGAGAAGCAGCAAAAGGAATAGCGCAGACGTTACTTAATCAAGTTTCACCTGGAGCTAAAGTCAGTGATGCTGATGTAGACAATATTATGCAATATGCACGTGATGCTTCGTTACGCAAAGTAAAAACAGGAACGCAGTTAAATCAAATGCAGTATGCGAGTAACTTAGATAGATTCTTAGATCAAGGCACACAGTTAATGCCGTCAGTTATTAAATATGCTGGTTTAGCAGGTAGATTTAAATCGGCTAAAGATGCTCTTTCAGCTGCATCAAATGCAATGCCAGAAGATTATTCTAATTATCTTAATTTCACACGCGTAACAGTTCCTGAAGCAGCTGGTGAAATTGGAAGAACGTTAGGTAAGCAAGCAACAGATCAAGAAAGGGAAGTACTTGATAGCGTTATTAATCCAACTTATTGGGATTCAAATCCTCAAATGGCATTAAAGCAATGGAATTGGTTGGTTGAATCTTTTAGAGGTAAAAATAATCAAGGTGGAATTAATCAATCATTAGCTTCATCTAATGCAGATATTAGAAAGCAATTAGCTGGTGGTAATCAGACGTTACAGCAGGCAGCCAAGGGTCAATCACAAAATTCAAAACAAGATTGGATCAGTAGAGCAAAAGTAAAAAATCCTGGAGCAAGTGAGCAAGAACTTAGTGATTATTATGATACACATAAAGGAGGGAAATAATGCCTATTATTGACCCAGACTTAGATAATAAATCACAAATCATTGATCCTGATATGGAAGCTCATCCTCAAGAAATGCGTGGTAATTATTGGCATCATCCAATAACCAGAGGGTTAGCAGATGTTGCAGCAGGTATGACTGCAGGTGGAATAGGTATTCACAATGCGCCATATAATTTAGTTAATATGGTAAGTCCTCAAGCAGCTCAATCATTACCTGCCTTTCTTCATCCTGAAAATGCGGTATTAAGTCAAGATCAAGCTAGCGGTGTATGGGGCGTAAATGATCCTAATATTGCAGATAAACTTATTCAAGGCGCTGCACAATATGCTCCTTATGGTATTGCTGGCGGAAAAAGTGTATTAGGGCAAACGTTAAGTGGTGCAGCAGCAGGAGCAACACAATCGGATGATCCTTTAATGGGAGCAGCAGAAGGAGCGGTGGGTGCTGCAACTATTGGGGCTGCATTTTCTGGAGCTAAGACATTATTAAATCTAAGGAGTGGCATGAAGAGTTTAAGGGAAGCTTTATCTCCAGAAAATATTTCTGCGATTAAATCGACTGGTAAAGATATGTATAACCAAGTTATGGATAGAGTTGGTGAAGAATCTTTATTTGATAGTTCAGGTAAAATAATTCCAGATAGCGTTGTAAATAAGCCTGATTTCGCTAAAGGAAAGGTTGGCGAAGTATGGGATAAGTTCCAGTCTAATCCAACAATAGAAAATGCGCACTGGCTCCGTAAAAATTTAAATGACAAGATAATTAAACTTGAGCTTAAGGAAGTTAAAGAAGGTACTTTAACAGGTGAAAATGAAGATGCTTTATACTATTATCAACTTACAAAAAAAGCTTTAAATAATCACATTTTAAATAGATTAAATAAATTAGACCCAAATCTTGCAGACCAATATAAAATTGCGGATGTCAATTGGGCATCCAATGTTATGCCTCATATCAAATCTGCTATTACTTTGCGAGATTTAGAAGCAAGCCGAGCCACTCCGGCTGAAATAGAAAAACAATTTTACAAAATTCAAGCAAAAGCCAAGGATGTTGAGGGAAATACATATAAAGAACATATTCCGGTACCTGAAACATTAAAGGGCGCATTAAATAATATTCAAAAAGGATTGCAAGCAAAAAAGATAGCCATAAAAGCTGGAATACTTGGTGGTACAGGACTTGGAATAACATACGCGCCTCACTTAGTGCGCTCAATATTTGGAGGCCTATAAAATGGCAATAGACAATCAATACATACCATTAAATTATTTACAACAATACTTTGTAGACACAGTTACAGGATTGCCATTATCGGCAGGTGTAGTTAAGTTCTATAAAGATTCAGAACGAACTGTTGAAAAAGATGTATATAAACTTAATGGCTATCCAACTTATTCATATGAATCTTTAGGTAACGAATTAACCTTAGGTCATGCAGGAACATTTATAGATGAAAGTGGTAATGATATTAGTGTGTTCGCATACCCTTACGATACTAGCGGAAATGTAGAGTTATATTACGTAACTATAGATAGTGCCGATGGTTTAATGCCAACAGATACAAGATCAGGAGTTCCTTATATTGCGTCTGATGGTGCTAGTTCTACAGCATTAACCAACTATGTTCCTAACGGTCAGTTTGCAATTCATAATAATGTGCATGATGATTCATTATCTACTCTTTCTGGTAGGACATATGTTACAGGTTTAATAAAGAACGCATCAACGCAGATTGCTCCTGGTGGATGGAGTTTTGAAAGAGACGCGAAGACTACTGCTATAGATTATGTAACTTTCGATTCATTTAACGGTTATGTACCCAATCCTAAAGGATGTCCTAGATTTTCATGTCATATTAAGTGTACACAAGCAGACTCAAGCGGAAGTGTTAAAGCATTAAGACTTAAATTTCCTGATGTTAATAAATTTTATTCCTTAACTGAGTTATATACATGGGGAATATTTGCAATTTCAAATAGTGGTGGCTCTATACCTGCACATATGTATTTACATAAAGATTTTGGTACTGGTGGTAGTACAGCAACAGATCATTTAATTCAGGATGTCACTATAGCAACTTCATATACAGCTTATTACAAAGAGTTTGTATTTGGAGATAATTCATTAATTGCAACGATTGTTCCTGGAACTGATTTCGTATCATTAGATTTATGGCTGCCTCCTGCATCAACATTTGATGTATCTATAACATGTGTTGCATTAGTTCCAGGTAAAGAAACGTTAACAAATTTTCCTACTGAAACAGATGCAGATACTAAATATAAATCTATAGCTGGTTGGGCTACAACTCCTGATCCAAATGGTAACGATTTATATTGTCCGATGGTTTTAACACAGCAAGGAATGGCATTTGATCACTCTTTTATAGGACTTATTTATGATGCTGCTTATGAAACGGTTATAGCTCCGTATTTGTTTATGAATGGCCAATGTATGGAAACTTCTACTTATTCATCTTTAGGAATTCCATATAGCAGATTAATGAATGCTTTATATGTAGCAAGTGAATGCAATACAAGATGGGGCGCCGGCGGACAGTATTTTGTTGTGAGTAATTCTACATATCCATCAATATTATTTACAGCTACAGAAGCTGGGACAATTACAGCACCTGCAGACGGAACAATAAAGACTAATTTTGTATTTGATGCTGTTAGCGGTAGTCCTCAACATTTTAAATGTACATGCGTAGCTGCTTCTGCAATGGCTGGAACTGGTTGTTATTTTATTTTCTATGCAACTGACGGAAGTAAATATGTAGTCTGGTTCAAGATTGGATCAACAGGTACGCAGCCAGTTGTAAGTGGAACTTATAAATACATAGAAGTAGACATAGCTTCGACAGCTACCGCTATAGAAGTAGCAACAGCAACACGTATAGCTGTAAATACAGCTT